TTTTCCCAGCGTGTCATCATTTGACCTCCTGATATGTATTGCCGATTTTGTAATCACTAACCATAGGCACATCCATGGGTAATGCGTTGCACATGGACCACGTTAGGCATTCAGCCTCGCGGACCACATGCTCTTCCGGAGCTGAGATAACCAACTCATCATGCACACTAAGTAGAAGCCTACTACCTTGCCGTTTGCTTTGGTATAGCAGCATGGCGGCCTTGGCCTGATCAGCCGCCGAGCCTTGAATTAAAAGGTTAACCCCTTTGTAGTCAAACTCACGGAGTCGGCCATTGATAATCTTAGGCGGTTCCATCTTGATGAGACGCCCGCCAATGGTTTTCAATGGTTGGCCTAATTTATACCTTGTCCGCATGGTGGTCTGCATTGTCTTGAGGCCCGGAGCCACCGCTGTGGTATACGTATCCACCAATGTCTTTGCCATTTCGTAGTCTATCTCCAGCATTTCACTGATTTTCTTAGGGCCTGCACCGTAAAGAATAGCAAATGACACGCCTTTGGAGTAAGTCCTTGACACCTCACGGCCGCTGGCCTCGGTCATCATCTTGGCAGCGTAGGTATGCAGATCAGCACGAGCATCGGCTTGATATTGCTGCATCAATGCACCGCCTTCAAAGTGCGCAAAGATACGCAGCTCTTGAGCGTTGAAGTCACATGCAATTAGCTTATGCCCTTCATCGGCTAGGATGAAGCTTCGGATGAGTGGGAGGGTTGCCACATCCAAGTCGAGTGGGATCCCAACTTTCGGGTAACGGACAGGCGCATTTTGAAAGTTAGGGGTTGAGGATAATCTGCCGGTTCGTGTGCCCCCACGTTCACCTCGTACACTGTTCCAGTTGGTGTAGATTCGACCTGTAGATGCAGAAGCTTGTAACCATGGCTCAATGAAAGTTGACAAACATGTTGATAAGTTGGCTCTATATCTGAGGACATCTTTTAACTCCGTATGTGTGATTAGCTCTTCAAAGGTTTCTTTGTCGGCCCTAGGCTGGCCTTTATCCGTGGTAGGCCACCCATTATCTTTGATCCAGTATTCTGTAGGATAAATACTATTGACCAGCTCTTTATCGCTGTCAAGATTCAAATCAGGAGAACCTAACAATGCGCGAACCCAAACATTACACTTTTCAATATCTACTACTGCTTGCTCTTTTGCTTTTTGCAAACCGACTCGATCAACCCTTACGCCTAACCGGGAGTTTTCAAGTAACATTGGAATCAAAGCCACCTCACGGTGGTAAGCCTCCTGCTGTGCGGGTAAAACCTGCACGCTGAGATATTCGTAAAGCTTGCTTGTAAGCCGTACATCAGCTGCGGCGTATTTGCCTACCAATTCCACGGGGCCACGGGATATGTACGCGCCCCATGTAGACTTTTTACGCCGTGCCTCATCAACATTGGCAAGGATCCACTCCTTAAGCTCATCCCTTTCATTAGGGGTATCCAAGCTCCAAGTAATGACCAAGTCTTTTAAAGAAAGAGATTGCACATGAGGATCATGGAGAAAAGCAAGTATGAGAGTGTCATGTATGACTGTGGTGTTTTGTGGGATGGGTACATCCAAATGAGTCTCAGCAACGTCAAGGTCAAACATAGCGTTATGAAAACAGATATCACGGCCGCTATCATAGATCATCTCCATCATAGCTTTGACAGCTGCTTGCGTTGTGTTATTGCCTGTGAGGTGGCCAAAGGCGTGGTAGCCATCTGGGTATTCGCCTTCAGGGTCGTAAACGGCCAAGCCAACTGGCACCGGAGGATACTCCGGCCGTGGGCCAATGGCCAATGTTTCAAAATCAAGATAGACAGGTTTCATAATGAAGGCGGGGTACTTGCCGTAGGCTTTCCCCCAACGCTTTAGTACTTAGGATTGCCAGCCACAGCGGCATCAACTTCTTCGTTGACAGCACCGGCTGAGTCAATTGCTTTTTGCACTTCGGTCTTGGCACGCTCAATCAATGCGCCAATGACAGCGTTATCCGCAATAGCTTTGACCATGTTGAAAACCACCTTGAACTGTGTCTTGGCATCTGCAACCACAGCAACTTCACTGATCACACCAAGCGGTGGACGCTTCAACGTTGCAGCCAAAGTCTGCGCGTATGTTGCGTAGTTCTTTAAGCTGGTAACAGGTGGCCGAAGCGCGGCAACCTCAGCAGCCTTGACAGCATCAACACTGCCAATGCTATCAGCAGGGATTAGCAACAGGCGGCGTGTTTCACGGCAAGCTTTACCTTTACCGCCATTAGGTGCAGAGCCCCACTCATTCTTAGGGCAGCCTTCGCAGGTTGCGTGCTGCACTGCAGGTGAAGCAGCTGCAGGCGCCATGCCGGTTGCCGTTGAGCTGATGGCAAAGCAATCAGGCCCTGTGACCGTGGTAGGGTCATAACGGCTGCTGTAGTACAAACGCTCAATGGGAGCGGCCAATACAACGCAGGCCAGCTTGTTGCCAGTGATTACATCCCCACGGTATGTGAGGTTACCCCCCTTTGTGGAAAGAAATGCAGTGGCGAGGCTGCTCTGCTCGGCCTTCACCGATTCAATAGCCAATGCAGCGAGCTGGTCTTCAAACAAAGCCAGTTGTGTAGTAGTCTTAGACATACGATTCCTTAAAGTTAAACAAGAGATTATTTACGACGAACGGTAAGTTCCCAGACCTCAGATGCTTCGGTCCCGGGGATGGCCTCACCAGCTTCCCACCGCTCACGGAAGGCTGTTGAGGAAAGCCGCTTATGCAGCAATTCGAATTGGCCTGTCGCAGCGACGTAGCCGTAAAACTCAGTCCAGTCTTTAATAGCTGGGTGCTTAGTCATCTTCATAGAGCAAGATGCTTTATCCGAGGCCGCTTGGCTAAGGCCAGCATCAGACATAAGAGCCATGATGTCACCTTCAAGGCGACCAAGCTTGGCCGTCATGTCTTTGATTGTAGTAGAAAGTTCTTCACGCGCATTTTTAGTTGCAACGTAATCATCAATCAATTCTTTAATGTTCATAGCTTTGCTTTCTGTTGCTCGGTTTGAATGATGGCCAACATCATAGCCTCGGGGGCTTGCCAACCCATAGGTTTGACAACATCATATTGTGAGCCGCGCAACGACCTTATGTAGTCATTGGCTGGTTCTTTGTTCATGTTGGCTTCATGGACCACATTAAAAAGCTGGTCAAAAGGCAGCCCCATAGCATGGCTGCAGCCCATGGTGACGTAGACAAGATCAATCAAAGCATCCGCGGCGTCAACAAGGCTATTTTCCTCGCAAGCACGAAGGTATTCACTAAGCTCTTCCATGATGAAGCGAGCAAAGTAACTGGCTTGCTCGGATGTAAGCAGAGTAGGTGTAGGTGAAACTGGCAACCCCATCTTGCGACGGAAGGCCAGTACTTTTTCTGAGTTTGTCATGTGCATACTTAGTATTTGCGGTCGTAATGTTCTTTGTGCATCAAAGACTCGAAGGCTTTTTTGTTGGCGTTGTTCAATGTTGCCGTGATGTCAACACCATCCATTAAAACTTGGTAGTCAAAATCAACTTGCTCGTAGCGTGTATCAGGCAACAGTGTGTTGTACATAACCACAATATCGCGTTCAGTGTCGCCATTGCCCCACTCGGCCTGCCAGTTGTCAAGACCATAGTGATCCAAGATGTATTCAAATTCAATTTGCATTTGTAGCTCCTGATGTTGTGTAGATAACATATGCACTGAGGTGGCCAAGGGCGCGTGCTGCTGCCATGCGCAATTCTAATTGCTCTTTGTATGATGTCAAGGCAGTAGCATCAGCAGGTGCATTAAGGACAAAAGCCTCAATGCCTTGGTAAATTTCCTGCAACTCGGTGAGAGGGATGTTTACAGTTTTAGTCATACGGCCTCCACTTCGGCGAGCAAGTCGCGGAGCCAGATTGGCTGCTGGTCTTTGCCTTTGTTGTACACAAGGGGCATGGTAGCAATTTTGCTAGCGTAAAAGCGACGATACGACTGAACGTGGTCGTTGCTTTTGTATTCATCGGGCATAGCCAAAGTAGGTGGAGACCATTTGGTAGGAAGCATGAGCATGGCCTCGGGGCACACAAGAAGCTCGGCGTGTAGTACATCATTGCTTTTGTGGCCGTGGCCATAGCGGTACTTGAATTCACGGCCTAAAAAGCGTGCCATGTCGCTAAGCCAGTTGTAATGTAGCCGTGACTGACGAACCCAGACAGCTGAGGGATGATTGGCATGTGTGGGGCGGTAGGATACTTGGTCGCCGTTGCCATAGAAGTGATGTGCAGTTGCAAGCAGCTGGCATGATTCGATAAGCATTTTGCCGACATGCTTGTCGCAATGCATAACTGCCGCAATGCTGGGCAGATGGTGTAGATAGAAGATGTTCATACAATACCTTTCAATAATCAAAAAAACAGGAGGACTAGTAACGTGAGATTAAATTGTACAACAATTTTAGGGGCCGTATGAGGTACCCCTAAAAATATTATGCCAAAGCCAACAGGGCGTCCACCGCTTGTTGCTTGATGCCAACACCACCGCCAAACCAAGCATTGGCCAACCGAGCATCGCCGGTGCGAGCTGTTTCCCAATCCATCAGCTGCGTTACGGCATTCAAAGCGCCCCATGCTGTGCCTTTGGATGATTCTAACTCGGAGCCGATGCCAGCACCTTCGAAGAGAGTCAACGCTCTTGCTGCAGCACGCGAAGGGTTCTTTTCATCGCCGCCAAGAATCTTGGTGAAGATAGCCTGTGCTTGTGTGGAGCCAACCTTGATGGAAGCCAAGAACTTGGCCGTCTGCTCGAACATGCGGAATGTTTCGTTGCTGTTGGCCAACTCGGCCTTAATGGCCTCGGGGCGGAAGATGGAGTTATGACGAACGCTGACGTTGGCCTTGCCTTTTTGCTGTGCCAGCTGCAGAGTGTTATTGCATACAACACGGACGCTGGTGAGGCGAGCCTGAGTGGCCAGAGAGCCATCAGCGGAGCTAGCCAATAAGAGATATTGGTTAACCTTGTCACCGGCAATGTTGAACTCGCCATCCATCTTGGCGAGGGCCCAGTAATGCGCGCCATTGCGCAGGACACCTGCTGTTTCAAGGTGAGCAATATTGCCGACCATGTCGCGGAAGAATTCAAGGACCTCAATCGGCTGAACGATCTTGTACTGGCTAGACACCAAGCCGAGTGGCAAGTTGCTGTCTGTGCGGTACATAACTTTCTTGCCGTCATAAGGCAGAGCCTGCGCCTTAAAGCCGTTCCACACACTGGCTGGTGGAGTGAACTGAACATCGGCGGTAGCCAATTGGAAGTCAAGGCCAGATTCCTCGGCCCATGTTTCAATGGATGAGTCAGCAGATAACTGCTGGCCTAGGCCATGCCAAGGAGTTTCACCAACGTAGGCGATTGCGGCTTTGCCGGAGATTGTGTTTGCGATTAAGTGTGCCATGATAAATACCTTTCAAAAGTCAGTTAAGTTACAGCAATCTGAAGTTTGTTGCTGTAAGTGAATTATACGTCTGTTCTCGTGATTGAAAACAGGTTTTTGCATTTATTTTCAATTTATTTGCATTTATATTTGAAAACTCCAGTATTCAAAAACTGCAGCGGTTAGTGCTTTTGTACACTTTAGTTTCTCGAGGTAACAGCTAGTCAAAAGACAGAAAAGAAATACTTTTTATGCCTGTTGCAGCTGGTGTATATTACTAATCCCACATGTCTGCCGTAAAGGCGGATTTCTATTGACAAATTGGAACCTTATGACTATTGACATTACACATGGCCATCATTGGCCAAGCATTGCCACACCTAATATAGCCTGCACACAGGCAAAAAGAAAGGATCTAGAGGTAAGTCTAGATCCTTATAAAGTAGGCAACTTGCAAAGAAAAGCACCATGGCATCAGGATTCGCATCTCTAACAACACAGCCGACTGAATTATACACTAATTTCTTAGCGGCAAGGGCATTTGAGGATAAAGATATACAGGCACTGGGCCTATCTTTGCTTGACCCCGAGGAATGTTACCAATTGCTAGGCCACACTCGTGAGTGGAGCATCAAAATCCCGTATTTTGATATGCAGGGCCAAGAAACCGGCTTTAATCGAGTCAGAATACTGACACCAAAAAGCAAAATGAAGTATTCTCAGGCTCGAGCCAGCGGAAGCCACGTATACTTTCCACCAACTATAGGTTGGAAGCAGGTCGCGCAGGATGTAGATGTTCCCATCATCATCACGGAGGGGGAGTTCAAGACCTGGGCCATCACCAAGCATATCAGCAAGGACACCCTTAACTACGCTCCGCTAGGTTTAGCCGGTGTTACAAGTTGGAGTGATAAGTCTGGACTGCACCTACATAAAGATCTGATGAAGATCATTTGGCAGCGTAAAACGAGCTTCGCCGAGAAGCACCGCAAGGTCTACATTGTCTTTGACTACGATGGAGCCGGCGAAGATGGTGAGCCTAATGAACAGGTTGGCATGGCTGAGACCAAGCTTGCTGTCACGCTTCGTGGGCTTGGCGCCGAGGTACACCTTTGCCGCGTCGGCAGGTTTGGAGCTGGTAAGGGCACTAAGTACGCTATTGATGACCACCTACAAGGCGGCGGCAATCTTGGACAAGTCCTCACAAGCACCAGCACGGTCATGAACGGCATCGATACTCTTGAAACCAAGCTCTATGAGTTTAAAACGCAGTACGCACTTATCAACGGCGATGTGATTAGGCTTAAAGACGGTCTCATCCTTGGGTGGAACAAGGCACGTATTGACGCCGCGCAGGATTACTTCGTGCAAGTCACACAGCGGCCGAACGGTGGCACCAGTAGCAAGACCATCTACATCTTGGATGCCTATAAGGACTGGGCTCGTCGATGTGATCTGGATGGCGTAGGCATGTTTCCCGAGTATCAAGGGCTCACTATCACCCCAACAAGGCATTACAACCTGTTCAAGGACTGGTCCAATGAGCCCGTTGTGGGTGATCCTACACTCTACCTTGAGTTCTGCGCATACTTCTTTCGTGATGAGCCTGCTTTTGCCGACTATTGGCATAACTGGGTGGCCAATGTCGTGCAATTCCCATGGAGAAGGAACTACACCACACCGCAGTTCGCATCCTCCATTGAGGGCATCGGCAAATCTGCCATCGCCGAGTTTATAGCCGAGATGCTTGGTGTTGGGGACGGCGGCCCGGCGGCTATCATCGGGCCTGATGAGCTATTTGGTAACTTCAACGGCATGTTAAAGGGTAAGATCTTCATCGTGGTGAATGAACCATCGTCTGATCGTGATGACCACTCGGCGAAGCTTAAGAACTACATCACCTCTAATGAACTGACCATCAACAATAAGTACGGCGCTCAATACGCCATTACTAACTACATTAACTTCGTATTCACTACGAATAAAAGCTACGTCACGCACATGGGAGACACCGCAAGGCGTGAAGCTATCTACAGCCCGGCTAGTCTATCCAACCAAGAAACGCATCCCAAGGTCGTGCAGCTTATGCGGTGGGCTCATCAGCAGCAGGGCTTTGGCATCATGCTAAACTGGTACATGAATCGTGATATATCGAGCTTTGATTGCAAGCAGGCTGCGCCAAAGACGCAGTACCGTGAGACAGCGATCCAGCTTTCCAAGACTCCGCTTGAAGCTTTTGCATTAGAACTTAAATCTTGGGTCAATGATCACCTTGAAGGAATGGCGGCGTTCACCGCACCCCAGCTGCAAGTTTTATGTGAGCGTTGGGGCCACGATAGCCGCGCAAAAACGCAGTATATACGTAAAGCTCTGCAACCCCAAGGGACAATTGATCCCAGTAAGCTCATCAAAGTGCATGGTAAACCTGCACGCTACACCACGTTTATCACGTCTGAGGTAACATTAGCTCGAAGGGTCGAGCCGACTTGGTCACAGGTTGTCACGAGAACAGAGGACGCACTGCAGCGTGAATTGGAGCAAAATGGTAGTTTTTGATGTTGAGCACCTGTTACCTGTTACTCGACTGTTACTTCTGAAAGCATTATCTGGATTGAATAGTAACAGAGTAACAGTAGGTAACTATAATTTTATAAAGTATAGTATATATAGTAATAGTGTATAGCTATATAGTTTTCTGGACCATATGTTACCTTGTTACCGTTACCTGCCGCAATAAAATGTACACACTTCCAACTTTGGGATTACAATCCGCACATGACTACAAAGACACCATCTAAGAACGGTAAGTTCTTGGGCCGTCCGACTAAGTACGACCCTGCATACTGCGATCAAATCGTAGCCCTTGGCGAAGAGGGCTTATCGCGTTGGCAAATCTGTTCGCGCCTCGGCATCGGACTGCACAACATGATTGCATGGGAAGGCGCACACGAGGATTTTCGTCAAGCCTTGGAACAATCACGACTTGATGCGCTTGCTTACTGGGAAGACTTGGCGCATGATCACATACGCGAAGCTCCTGGCGGCGTGAGACTCAACACTGGGTTGTGGAGTCGTAGTATGTCGGCACGCTTCCCTGATCAGTACCGCGAGAACTCCAAGCTTGAGGTCACCGGTAAGAATGACGGGCCCGTGCAAGTCGACATGGTGCATGACTTCTCACAAGCTTTGTTGGATGATCTCCTAGCTACGCGCCAAGCCGATGCTAAGCCAAGCAAGAGCAAGTGAGTTTGCTGATCGTATCCGCAAGGGTCCTGATCTTAATCTCATGCTACCTGAGCGCAAAGCTGCGCACAAGGCTCGACAAGACTGGCTCAAAATAGCCAACGATCATCAGGTTCCGCCACCCGGCGATTGGTGGAGCATTTGGCTATTGCTCGCAGGTCGAGGCGCAGGCAAGACTCGCGCAGCTGCCGAGTGGCTGTGGTGGGAAGCTTGGACGCACCCTAAGACAAGATGGCTTGTCTCCGCGCCTACATCATCCGATGTTCGCGACGTTTGCTTTGAAGGCGACTCAGGTCTCATTAAAGTAATCCCTGATCAGCTGATCGATCACTACACACGATCTTTGCATGAGATATACCTCATTAACGGCACGCTGATCAAAGGCATTCCTGCGTCTGAGCCCTCTCGATTCCGAGGTCCGCAGTTCCACGGAGGCTGGTTCGACGAGCTCGCTGCATGGGATTACCTTGACGAATCCTGGGACATGATTCAGTTCGGTATGCGCCTAGGACAGAAGCCCCTGATGCTATGCACCACAACGCCTAAGCCTAAGCCATTGATCGTGGATCTGGTGAACAGAGATGGTGAGGATGTGATATGTACCAAGGCCAGCACGTACGACAACATCCACAACCTCGCTCCATCGTTCCAAGCGCAGATCCTGCAGTATGAGGGTACGAAGCTTGGACGCCAAGAGATCTACGCCGAGATTCTAGATCCTGAAGAGGCTGGCATCATCAAGCGTGATTGGTTTAAGCTGTGGGACAACGAGAAGCCGCTTCCTAGATTTGAGTACGTGCTTCAGTCTTATGACTGCGCGACCAGTGACAAGACCAAGAACGACCCGACGGCCTGCACGGTGTGGGGCATCTTCAGGCCAAGTCCCGATAAGGCTATGAGTGTCATGCTCATCGACTGCTGGGAGGAGTACATGCAGTACCCTGAACTGCGACCTAAGGTGATCGAGGAGTCCACTGCCATTTACGGTGATGAGAATGAGTTTGGTCACGGAAAAAAGGTAGACATGATCCTGATCGAGGACAAGTCCGCCGGCACTCAGCTTATCCAAGATCTGCAACGCGCCGGTCTGCCTGTGAGAAGCTACAATCCCGGGAACGCGGACAAGACTACACGCCTCAACATCGTGGCTCCCATCATCGCAAAGGGTAGAGTCTACATTCCCGAGTCCTCGGTTAACGCAGGCATGGCTCGTGATTGGGCCGAGCCTTTGATCAGCCAGCTATGCGCCTTCCCCGAAGTCCGGCACGACGACTTGGTGGACTCCACATCTCAAGCTTTAAGGCTTTTGCGAGACTTAGGGTTAATTTCCATCGACCCGGTGTACAATGACGAGGACGACTATCCTGAGGATCGTCCAAGGAGGGTGAACCCGTATGCTGTATGACGAAGAACTGGCTCGTATGCGAGCACAGATGCTTGCTAAAGAAGAGGAAGAGCCTCCCGTCTTTGACGACGGTGCTAGATTCCTAGGGCAAGATCCAAACATGATGCAGGTTGGCTTATTCGGCAGACCAAAGAAGCCGGTAGCTCCGCCTGTTGCGCCTCCAGTTAACTTACAACGCCGTTCGATCTTAGGCCTAACGCCTTTGCCTGCGGATCTGCCTGCCGTGATTCCCCCATCGGCGCCAAGACCTACACCTCAGCAAATCGAACAAGCAGTTCCGCAACAGCAACAACTTCCTACACCTGCGCCTTCAGCACCCAGCGCAAGTCCGTTGCAGGCTTTGGCAGACAAGGCTTTAAACACGCCGATGTCAAGACGCGACGTACTAAAGCGCGCAGGCCAAGCAGCGCTGCAGCAAGTTGTGCCTATGCCTAGCATCACGGATGTTGTACCGCAGGTTATGTCGCCATTGGCTGAGATTGCAAAGGCTGCGCCCGCGTTTGATAAGAGCGCAATCATCGGCGCTGTGTCGTCGTTCTTAACAGACAAAATGGTCGACACATCAAGCGACTTGGCTGCAGAGTTATATGATCGCGGTATTTGGGAGCCGGAAGATCTTAATGCGGCTGATGCTACAACAGCATGGGAATATGCGCAATACGGCGACGAAGATCACCCTGAAGGCCTTGCAACTTTACGTAACAACTTTACTCTTCAAAAGCTATCAGAGCATTCAGGCATTCCAATCGAAGAACTTAAAAAGCATATTAGCGATGTTGAGCTGCAAGGTTTCCCACTGTCAATAGGAAACAATCAAGAAAGACTTTCAGCAATTATGGAAGACGGTCGCCCTAAAGAAGCGTATCGCATGACTGCGTTTGAAGACCTTGGGCCTATCGACGACTACATAAGGAAGTCGGCAACAGAGTTATACGGCACACAAAAATCTTTTGATGAGGACGAGCGTTGGGAAATTGTTAACCACGCGCAAGGTTTGGTGTACGATGAATACGTGCGCAAGACAATGAACAACATTGAGATGCCTGAGTACGGGTTTCATGATGAGGTTTTACTTAAAGCAGGGAAAGACTGGCTTGATGAGGCGTTCTCTAGTGTGTTTGATCAAGGCCTTGAGTATAGCGGCTATACGCATGATGATTTTTATGCGCATCTGGACAATGCGCTTAAACCAAAGCGTGCGTCTAAACCCAAAGTAGTAAAGCCAAAAGCAAAACTTAAGGGCAAATAATCATGTATGAAGTACCATTTGGTGAAGACGGTGGTAGTGGTGATATAGACAAGATGCGTTTGGCTTTGTCTAAGCAAAACAAGCCTGCGCCTACGCCGCCATCGCTATCTTCTCAGATCCCAGGGTATGGCAAGCCAGTCCCACCTGCGCAAACGCCGCCTGATCCCTTAGGCGCAGCAGCGGGTAACTTCACCGAGTTGGCCACCAAGTACAACCCGCTGATGCTGATGAAGTCCATGCAGGAGTCTGTTCGCACTCTTAACCCAGCAATTCCTGTTGCAGGCGCTTGGGCCGATGTTGCGCAGAACATACAGACCGCAGGCGCCGAGGCGATATACGACATACTCGGCAATCCGCAAGGCATTGCAAAAATGCAGCAGAACTATGTGCCTGTTACTACAGGCCGGTTCTACCAAGCACCTACAACGCCTGTAAGCAAAGAGTTTGAGACAGATGTGATCAAGGCAATGGACGCGTCCAAGATGCCGGCAATGTGGCCTATGGCCTTAAACCAGCCA